ACTTGAATCAAGTGATATAGAATCCGATATATACTTGTCTCCCTGTTTGCTAAATGTTACTTCTTTTGCCATAATATTTTAATTATCAATTTTGTGAATAAATATATCTTGTACCACCATTTAAGCGAGATTTTGACTTCTATAGTGCCGGAATTTTCATTGTTGATTGGAGTCAGACGAACCGGCATTACCATTTGCTTGATTGATTTCATTATTAAGAGTGTTTTGTTGTTTTTCCTCCAATATCTTTCGTATCTCATCCTCTGGTTTATCCGTTATACTAAGCATTTTCACGGCTGTTTCAAGAGATATAATGCCGTCGTTATACAATTTGCCTATTGCTGCCCACTTCTTATCTATATCTTCTTGAAATGGTTCGGAAAACTCAAAATCAATATCTAAAGCATCCAGCTTAGACCGTAATTCTATATGAGTTACATTCTTCATGATGGCCAATATCAGATTCTTTTCCCGGTCTACCGCAATCTCATATATTTCCTTGCGATTGTCCCTTTTCATATAAGATGGAGCCATTGCACGCTTTAAAGCCTCTCCCGTTAACGTGCCCAAGCCTTTCGTATTATCCGGTGAAAAGTTAAAAGTAAAGGTGTCATTAAGGATAGATTCTTTCAGTATGTCTTTTTCAAATTTCTTGAGTTCAACGGAATCCGGTGGTGCTACATAATCGAACATACTATCTGGTCCGTGCATCCTAATAACTTCCCCCACATTATCTGGATCACTCAGAGAAGCCAACACATCTGCCGAAACTTTAGCTTTTGGATCTGCAAAATAGTTGACAGTATCGGCAGATTTTGAATCGACATACTCGTCCCTATTTATACGAGACTGTGCGCCCTCCCATTCTTTTTCCTGTTGATAATAGATGATATTTATTTTCCCAGTAGGATTAATTATAGGCAAAACTTCCCATCCTCGATCATTTTTCTTGCATCTATAAATAACCTTTGGAGTTTGGATATCGAAATGTTCTATAGTGTTTACCCCCTCTTTCAAGTAATATCCATAACCGAAAGCCAACATGGTCCCGTATTGGTCGAAAAGAGGACGCAGGGTATACCCTAAAGATTTTGCCAGCAAAACAACTTTCACCTCCGCTTTTCCGGTTTCCTCGTTGCGGTAGATATGGTACAATTTAGCACATTCCGTCTCGGAGCCTGCTAAACGTTTAGCTTGACGCATGGTTGTGTTGAAACGGGTATCCTTCAAAAACTGAGTATATGCGTCAAAAGCAACATCTTGCACGTCGGGATCATTTTTGCTCCATTTTATCGGTTGCCCCAACAGATAAAACAATGCAACCTCATTTATGTAAGCCTGCCATCTACGAGGCAGTTTCTCTGTAATATATGGCTGTTTGTTCTTTCTGAGTTTATTTTTGCGATTCATTACATCATGGAGAGCAGGATCGTATTCTTTTATTGCCTCCATAACTTCCAAATCTCGATTTTGAAACAACTCCATCGCCTGACTTATATCTTTTTCTGCGATCAAAGTCATTAAGTCTTTGTTGGTGCTTGTCCCATTTAAAGATCCGCCCCTAAACAAATCCACTATGTAATTCAATATCGATGCCATATCTTAATTTTTAATAAATTCCTAAATCTTCCTTAGAATACTGGTGCGTAGTTAATACCTTACCGAGCAATTTCCCTATCGTATAATACCTAGAAGCGTCTATAAGATGGTTGTAAGCATCAATAGGCTCGTTTATAAATTTACCATCTTTATTTTGTTCATAAACGTAATTTTTAAGCTCTCGGATCAAATTGACAGACCTACGAGTAACGCATATTTTATACTCCATCATTTTAAACAAGCCTCCCATGACGGAACCTTTATATTTATCGGCGGGAAAGATAATAATCCCCGCATTAGCAATCTCCTGTATTAACCTAGGGTCGGCACTATCTGCGTAAACAAACAATCCCTGCTTCTTCAATTCCTTGATGATTTCGCTTGTGAGCATGTGCGTCCGGTAACACTGCTCATCCAAATACAGCCTATTATCAAGTACCCCACATTTAACTATAGCGGTAGGGTCCGAACTGTATCCAAAATCAAGACCAGCGGCAACATGCTTTGCGTATGCCGGAAATTCATCTACAATTTCATATTCGGGGAAGACAAGACCTTCTGCCATTGCCTGCAATCCTAATCCGTATACAGTCCACAACACTTTGTTCTTGTACTGAAGCGACTCTATCTCGTCAATAATAGTTTGTTCGAGAAATGGATTATCCTTGTAGGTAGAAATAAAGTGATATGTGCGTGGGTCCTTGTTCAATTCACACAACCAATGTTCGTCCGAAAAGGATGGATTATAGTCTACTATGGAAAAATCGGTAGTACGCATAACGAGCTGTTGCCATTCCAGGAATGAAATTTCGTTTGCCTCATTGCAGTATAAGATATTTCGTTTACGACCTCTGATCTTCTGCTCATCATCTGTCGAGAAAAACTCAACAAATGAACCGTTCGGAAGTGTATAAATCATTTCAGACTTATTCATACATCTATTATCCCATATCTTATACTTATCCTGCATAATCTCTTTAAAATCGCGAAACACAGAACCTTTTAACGCAGGCAATGTCTTTCGGACAATGGATAGAGACTTTTTGTTTGTGAGGATATGAGATAATAGATAGATAAGGATGTTGTACGTCTTGCTACTACGCGAACTACCCTGAGCAGAGACAACCTTATAGCCGGAGTGGATGGCATTATCAACTTCTGTAAATATTTTAGTCGTTTTAATTATCGCCATGATCCGCGTCCTCCCTCTTATCAATGACCTGTATTACAAAACCACTTCCTTCTTCTTGTTTTACCTCTTGCTTTATAGGAGCATCCCAACCCAACAGCTTAGATAGCTTATCTATTGCATCAATCTTATTATAGAGCTTTAACTCATATCCTTTATCTGTTGATTTAATCGAAAGAATGGAACGTTGTATGCTTGACGGTAATTTAGAGATATCTTTGATCAGGATTGTTGTAAACATCTCATTAGACTTTACCTCCAACGCGTCGACAATATTGGCACGAGCAATATCGGCAAGAATCCCTACCGCTTCGTCTTTGGTTATATCAGACCGGTTCCTCATTTGAGACTGGAGCTCTCTTATCCTTAGGGCAACCTTAGGGCTGTTCAAGAGCTTCGAAGACTCTACCCAAATTGCATTGTCCGACTTACCATTACATCTATATGCCCGTCGATAAGCCTCAGAAGCGTTTCCGCATTCGAGGTAGTAGTTGCAGAACATTTCTTGTTTTTGTGTCAACGCCATGCTTTTTATAATTAATTGAGTCAAATTTAAATAGCATAGGCCAGCTATAGGAAGGATCATTACAATTATTCACGACAACAGAACCATTGTCGTGAATATTGTTAATTGAGTGAATATTATCCAATCCTATCCATTATTTCGTTATATATACGATGGATATCTTGTCTAAAGTATTTATACAGCTGATAAGATAGATACAACCCGTTTAAATTATCGGAAATAGTGGATTTCCCATTGAGACCAAATACTTCAGCAAGTTTATCCCTTAATCCCTTTTTCATTTTTCCATCGGCAAGAGCACCGGGAGAATACAAAATTAAAATTATGAAAATGAATTTCTTTCTTTGGGGGACATTAGCTCGAAAAACTTCCTGCTGAGAAACAATCTCCTTAAACCATTCATACAATGTCGGGATCATATCTAAGTCTGTCAAGATAGGCTTGGTTAATTCTCTTTCTCTTTCTGATAATCTTGCTTTTTGATCCCTGATAGATCGTATTTCAACGATTTTACTAAACACGCACGGCTTCTGTTGTAAAGACATAATAATCCATTTTAAATTAAGCCGTTTGCACAAAATTACAAATTAATCCTCATATCAACAATACATTGTTGATAAAATATCTTTTCGTAGTTATCTTTGCCCGAAAAACACCATGAGCGAAGAATTAAAACAGCTAATAGCCTGGTTTGAAAACTACCAAGTGACGTTTAACGAGATCCGGTTAAGCGAGTGTGAGAATATATTCGATTTGAGCAAGTACATTGATGTACATGTCAGATCGGTTAAAAGGAATTGGGATAATCCGACCTTTGCAAGTGATATACTGAGGTTGCAAAGGCTTAAGAAGGTGTTGGAGGAAAGAGGATAAAAATAAAGCCGGAGGTTATTCCGGCTTTATTTTTATGTATGTTTTGTAAGATAGGCCAATTCATATTTACAAAGATACTCCTTTATCCTATCCGCCTGAGCTTTCTTTATGTGGCAAAAGGATATGTATTTTCTAAATTTATCCATTCCAAAATTACCAAGAGCCTCACCGAAAGAAGTATTCATGAATAACGTTGGAATAGAATCAACTCCCGTCATATCAATAACAAGCATCTGGTTTGAATTGATTGCACTTTCTATATGCGGGTACAAGGCCGCGCCAGCATCAGGATAACTTTTCCCTTCTAACAAACTCGCAATATTAATCAGTCTCATACGCATAATATTTATAAAGTAAAACTTCCAAACTCAAAATCTTGTTCAAAGGAATCTATTGAGATATCAAAGTAAATCAAAGTTCCATTAAAATCAAAATCAATATCAAACATTTCGCAAGAACCATTTTTACCGGTTAACTTGATAAGTCCTTTATTACTCACCATTCTGAACATATTTTCACCTTTTAAAAATGTTACAACCGTATCAAGCCCAAATCCTTTATTATATGCCTTTGATCCAGAAGTTACGCCTGATTCTAAAGATTTTTTCAATACATAAGAATCTTTACAGCCCTCAAATTTTCCACCAAGAGAAGCAGATATGCCAATTCCATAATCGCATATCGCTATATGTATTTTCCCTTCATCGGCTTTATATCTGACATACGAAAATGCATTCCCTTCTGCATGAGCGTGATCAAATATATTAAAATAAAGCTCATTAAGCAAAGTTCTAACCATAGACATGTCTTTTTCAGGGAAAAGATCTTTAAAGTATTTTTCCACACTTATGCTATACCCTTCTTTCCCTGAGTCAGTAACTCTCTGCTATGAGATTCAACATGATCACACTTCTCGGACGTCCAATATTCCTTGATAGATATATCTTCATATATTAATTTTTCAAGATCCTTATTATTAACAGTAAGTCTAACCATATATTTCTTGGACTTTAAATCGTCAATAATGCAAGACAGAAGAACAATATGAAATGGTTCTAAATGGCATATACCACTTTCTATAACAATGGTAATAACCTCTTTCAGATCATACTTGGATTTCACGACTTCATTCCTAATCTCTATAGATCTCCTTATCCAATACTCGCGATCTGGACTATTAAATATATACGTTTTCTTCTCTTTTAATGAATCCATTTATAAAGTTTTAAGTTTTTCCCATCAAATCACCTTCTCCCCTACATCCTGTATTCGCAGGTGTAGGACTTGCCGGAGTGGTGGTAGTGCCAGAGGAAGAGAGGTTTGTAAACTCCGCTAAACTTCAGATTATACCGGATAGGCTTTTCTTTCTCTGCAAGCCCACAATTTTCTTGCTGGAATATGATCTTATTTGTTCTTGTGTCGTACACTGTAAAATCGGTAACTTCTACAGTTTTACTACTATTATTGTAGAAAGCAGCAGTGATATCCCCTGTTACAAACCCATTGAAAGACGTATATGATCCATATATATTGACTTTTATTGCTTCTTCAATAGTTGGTTCCAAGACTATTACTTTACATATAGCCTCAAAACCTCCATCTTCGGATATAGCCTTAATAATACATTCCCCGAACGAATGTGTTGAAACTTTTCCTTCTTGATCCACTGTTGCTATTGATTGGTTAGAAGATGTCCAAATGACTTTTTTATTACTTGCATTTTCTGGCGTAAATACAGGCGTAAGAACAAATGACTCACCTTCTTTCAAGGTCTTTTCTGCCTGATCAAAAGATATGCCTTCAAGTTTTGTCGGATTAACTGTAATCTTACAAGTCGCTGTAATAGAACCAACAGAAGCCGTGATTATAGCCTCCCCTTCTTGCAATGCGGTCACTACCGCTTTTCCTCCAAATACTTCATCATTTCTTACGCTCACAATATTAGGATTATTTGATTCCCACTTTACATCCTTATGTGTAGTATTTTCAGGTTCTATTTTAGCCTCCAAAGAAATAGTTTCTCCTATATTCATAATCTCTTCGGTTTTGTTTAGAGTTAGGCTTGTCGCTTCTATTGGCAAAACTGTAACTTTACATGTTGCGTCATACGACTTATAGGTTACAGGATCATAGTCTTCCAAAGTAAACACTGTTACATATACCTCTCCATCTCTAATTGCAGTAAAAAGGCCATTCTGATCTATCGTTCCAACTTCATAACTTTCACAACCTTCACAATTTGGATAATATTTAGACAAATACCATTGACATTTTGGCGATTTTGCCTTCAAAGGCATATGCGATAATTTGAATTGATAGCTTTCTCCTATTTTTAATGTAAGTTCTGATTTATCTAAGGATATACCGGTAACCACTGGTTCGTCTTCCGAGCAGGCGCAAAGCAATAAAGCCATCAAGTAGATGGCAAATTGTATTTTGTTCATTTTTTTTGGTTTTATGTTTGAGTGCAAAGGTATTAGTTAAATCGAACAAAGGCTAATATTACTATATTTTTAACAATATACTATTCAACTTTTATGCTAATATCCTTGCCACAGTGAGGACAGGTAAGGGATAAAGAGTCACTTTTTGGGTGAACTTCTTCTGAAGAGGCGAATAACTGCCACATAGGAACATTTAAAGCCGTTGCTATTTTTTCAAGAGTAGGATATGAAGGTTTTCCATTAATTAACTGAGATAGTCCAACCCTTGTTATACCCAATTTATCAGCAAATTCT